GCTACGTGATCCACGACGCCAACGAGCGCGGCCCCCTGTCGCTGCTGACCTTCTGCGTCCTCGTGATGAAGAACGGTTTCACCGTCACCGGCGAGTCGGCCTGCGCCAGCCCGGAGAACTTCGACGTCGTGGTGGGCCGCAAGGTCGCCCGCGCCAACGCGGTCGCCAAGGTCTGGCCGCTGATGGGCTACGCCCTCAAGAGCCGGCTTGCCGGGGAGGCCTGAGCATGGACTTCGCACTCGACGGCATCGACACGCTGCGGGGCTCGGTGGCGGGCGCGCCGCTCACCGTGGCGGGCATCGACGGCCGGCCGCTGCTGAACTCCAAGGGCGAGCCGCACGTCATCACGCTCCTCGGGCCCGACAGCCCGGTCTACCAGCGGCTGGTCCACCAGCAGACGCAGAAGCGTATCGACGCGGCGGCCGCGGCGCACGCCAAGGGCGAGACGGCGCCGGCCGATCCCGAAGAGGCCAAGGCCGACGCCATCGACGTCATGGCCCGCTGCACCAAGGGCTGGACCGGTTTTCTCGACCGCCAAGGCGCACCGATCGAGTTCTCGGTCGATGCCGCGCGCCAGCTCTACACGCGCTTTCCGGTGATCCGCGAGCAGGTCGACAGCTTCATCGTGCAGCGCCGGAATTTTTTGCCGGTGTCGTCCAGGGACTGATCGAGCGCGGGCGGCACCTCTTCCTGATGTCTCGCAGCCATGCCGGGGCGAGCATGGCCGATCACTACCGCTCGGTCGCCCGCCAGACCGGCAAGGCGCCGCCGGAGCCGCCCAGGATGCCGCCCGCGGGCGCGCATCTGTGGGACACTTTCCTTGAGCTGCACCGGGCCCGCGGTGCCAGCGGCTTCGGCCTGTCGCCGATCACCCATGCCGACATCGACGCATGGTCGCGGCTGAAGGCGTGGCCGCTCAGGCCGTGGGAGGTCGATGCCATCCGCGCCCTCGACGACGCCTACCTCGACTCTCAGGCTGAGAAGCCCAAGTGACCATGGACGACATCGCCAAGCTAGGCTTCGAGATCGACACCTCGCCGCTGCTCGCCGCCTCGCGGGTGTCGACCACGGCGGCGGCACAGATCGGCAAGGTCGGCGATGCGGCCGACGCCACGTCGAAGAAGGTCACCCAGGCCGGCAAGGCCGCCCGCGACACCTCCGGGGCGATCACTGCCGTCGGGACGGCTTCGGGGTCGGCGGCGCCCAAGATCCAGGCCGCCGGCACGGCCCAGCAGGCCTTGGCCCAGGCGCTTGGCAGAAGCACGACGGCAGCCACGGCCGAGGCCAGGGCCGCGCAGGCCGCCGCGGCGCAGACGGAGCGCCTGGGCGCGGCCGCCGGGCAGGCAGCCGGCCGCACAGCCGCACTGGCCGGCGTGCTGCAGCGTGTGGGCGACGCCGGGCAGGGGGCGGTCGGGCAGATCACCAGCCTGTCGCAGGCCTTCGGCATCGGCACGGGCTCGGCCGGCGGGGCCGCGCTCAGCGGCGCCCTGCGCACCTCGTCGTCGCTGCTCAGCGGGCTGACCGGCGCTCTCGGCCGATTCGGGCCAGCGGCTGCCGCGACGGTCGGGGTCGTGGCCGGGGTCTCGGCCACGCTGGTCGGGCTGCAGGCAGCGCTGGCCACGGTGCAGGATCGGTGGCGCTCCTACGAGGGGCAGCTCAAGAACACGCTCGGCACCACGACGCAGGCCCGCCAAGCCATCGACGCGCTCTTCAAAAGTGCCCAGGCGTCCGGCATCTCGTTCGACTCGACCGTCCAGTCCTTCAACCGGCTGGCACGCAACGCAACCGAGCTGGGCGCCAGCAACGACGAGATCCTCCAGCTCTCCTCGACCATCCAGAAGCTGGGCGTGGTCTCCGGGGCGAGCCAGGGCGAGATCGCGTCCGGCATGCTGCAGCTCTCGCAGGCGCTGGCCGCGGGCCGGCTGAACGGCGACGAGCTACGCTCGATCATGGAGAACATGCCGGCCCTGGCCAAGGCGATCGCCGACGGCCTGGGCGTCAGCGTGGGTGCTTTGCGCGCCATGGGCGCAGCCGGCGAGCTGACCGGCGACAAGGTCTTCCGCGCCCTGCTCAGCGGCTCGGAGGACGTCCAGAAGCAGTTCGAGGCGATGCCCGACACGACCGAGCGGGCGTTCCAGCGGGTTTCGGATAGCTGGTCGCAGATGCTCGCACGCATGGGCGAGAAGGCCAACAGCTCGGGCTTCATCCAGGCGATCTTGCGGGCGACCAACGGCCTGATCCAGGCGATGACGCCGGACCCGGGTGGCGTCCCGCCCGAGGTCGAGCGTTACCAGGAGCTGGAGGCAGAAAAGCGCCGCTTCGCCGACCTGCCCGGAATTGAGGGCGAGCGCAGGCGTGAGCGGATCGACGCGGAAATGCGCCAGCTTGAACCGCGGATTCGCGAGCTGCAGCGCCAACAGCAGAAGGAGACGGACGAGGCGAGGGCGGCCGAAGCGGCGCGACCGGCCATCTCGATCTTCTCACGCGGCACCAACGTGGCGAAGAACGTGCAGACGCCGTTCGGCACGCGTCGCGAGATCGAAGATCAGATCTTCCAGATCGAGAACGCGCTGATCGTCGCCGGCCAGCGCCGGACAGACAGTACCTTGCCGGCTGATCAGCGGCCCACCTCCAGGCAGGTCGAAGAGCTGGAGCGTGCGCTGGGATCGCTCAGGCAGAAGCTGCTCGACGCGGCCGGGGCCGTCGACAAGTTCGACAAGCAGGCCAATGACTTCGCAGAGCAGATGCGACGCGGCGGCGGCGGCGGCGGGATCGGCATCGTGGCCGAGGCGCAGGGTCTCGCCCGATCGAGCCGCCTCGAAGGCGGGAAGGCAGACACGCAGTCGCTGATCGCCCGGGTGGCGAACAGCCGGGCCGCGGCGACCGCGCCGGACATCCAGGCCCTGAACCGGCAGGCCACGCAGCAGCAGCGGCTCACCGACACGATCGGAAAGACCCGCGACGAGGTCGTCAACTTCCAGGTCGCCCAGGAGGCGCTCGACTGGCGCTTCCAGCAGTTCGGCACGGTCACAACGCCAGCGGTCGAGCAGGCGGTCAAGGACTACACGACAGCGCTGCGCGGCGCCAAGCAGGCCCAGAACGCGCTGGCCGACGCGCAGTTCGTGCAGGGCATGCGCGACCAGATGGCCGTGCTGATGGCGGGCAATCGTGTGCTGGCGCAGGGCGACTTCGCGGTCCGCCGGGCCGAGGCGGAGGAGCGCGCACGGCAGGCCGAGCGTGATCAGCCGGGCGCCGGGGGGCTGCAGCTCCGGCAGTTCGACGCGCAGGAGACGCGTTCGATCGTGCAGCGCCTGCAGGGCATGCGCGAGCAGCGCGCGCAGGACGAGGCTATGGCGGTCACTCCGGGCTACTGGGAGCAGCGGAGCCTGGAGCTGGAATTCCGCATCCGCGATGCGCAGCGTGGCGCGGCGCCCGACCGGGCGGCGGAGATCGAGCGGGAGATGCGGGCTGGCGAGGCCGTCAGGATTCGCCGCGCCGACGCGGAGGCCGTGCGGGGCGTGAACGAGAGCACCTCCCTGACCAGCGTCACGCTGCAGGCTGTGCAGAGTGGAGGAGGCTCCTTCGAGATCCGCCGCGCTCAAGCCGAGGCGCGGGCGCGGCAGGCGGAGGAGCGCAACCGGGGCATGTCCAGGGCGCTCGAACGGCAGTTCGTAACCCAGGAGCAGCTTTCAACCGAGCAGATGCTGCTCGACACGAGCACCGGCACGCAGAACGCCTTGGAGACGGCGCGTGACATCCGCTATCGCGTACCTGCGCGCAGGACAGCACTCAACCAGAGAATTCGATCTGCCCAGAAGAACGCGATGCCGGAGTTCGCGGAGCGCATCGATCAGACGATGCGGGCCGAAGACGAGGCGCAGCTCTCGGTTCAGCTTGCAGAGCAGGCGGTTTCGATGCGCGAGCAGGTCGAACTCCAAAAGCAACAGAGCTTGCTTATCGGCTTGGAGGGCGAGGAGCTTGCCGTCCATCAGGCGCTGATGACCAAGAACAACGAGCTGCTGCGCCAAGGCGTCTCGATTCGGAGCGCAGAGGGCCGGGAGCAGCTCAGGCTTGCCGAGGAGGTGGCGCGCGGCAGCTTCCGTCTGAACAAGGCGCAGGATGACGCCAGAGCCTGGGCCTCGATCTGGGACGATGCCGGCAAGGGAGTGGGGCAGTCGCTCTCGAACGCTTTTCTCGCGTCCTTCGATAAGAGCAAGAAGGCCGGCGACGTCCTTCGCCAGAGCCTGTCCGACACATTCAAGAAGATGTCGGCCGACATCTTGTCGCAGGCGCTGAAGCCACTGCAAGACGCGCTGGTCAACATCATCAAGCAGATCGGCACGTCGATCGCTGGCGGAATGATGGGAGGCGTTCCTCTGCCAGCCTATCCAGGCGCGGCCAATGGAGCGTTCTTCTCAGGCGGGCAGGCGAGCTTTGCCTATGGGGGCGTGGTCAACAGCCCGACCCTGTTCCGATTCGCCCAGGGCGGGGTGATGCGGCCGGGCCTGATGGGTGAGGCGGGGCCCGAGGCCATCATGCCGCTACGCCGTGGGCCGGACGGGCGGCTTGGCGTCTCGGCGGCCGGTGGCGGCGGCAGCCGGGGCGACACCTTCAACATTGCGGTCAACGTCGACGCCTCGGGAGCGCAGCGCCAGGGCGACGGCCAGGACGGCGATGCCGCCGACAATCGAGGGCAGCGGCTTGGCGAGGTGGTGGCATCGGCGGTACGGGCCGAGATCGTCCAGCAGCAGCGCCCGGGCGGGCTTCTGGCCAGGAGGTAAGACGACATGACGACCTTCATCTGGGCGCCCGACTGGCGGGCGCAGGAGCAGCGGCGGCCGCGGGTGCGCACCGCACAGTTCGGCGACGGCTACCAGCAGCGCTCGGCCGACGGCATCAACACCGACCCCAGGGTGTGGAACCTCACCTTCGGCAACCGCGACGACACCGAGGCGGCGGCTATCGAGGCCTTCCTCACCGCCCGCGGCAGCCTTGAGGCCTTCGACTGGACGCCGCCCATGGGCAGCGCCGGCAAGTGGGTCTGCCCGCAATGGTCGTCCACGCTGGACACCTACGGCGCCACCACGATCGCCGCCACGTTCTCCGAGGTGTTCGAGCCGTGACCGTCACCATCACCGGGCAACTG